ATGAGCAAAAGACTTTTAATTTTAGAAGACGGAACCATTTTTGAGGGAGAATCCCTTGGGGCAAACTTGGATGTTACAGGTGAACTTGTCTTTAATACAGGAATGACAGGCTATCAAGAATCAATCACTGACCAATCATATAACGGACAAATTTTGACTTTCACTTATCCAATTGTTGGAAATTATGGCGTCAACCGAGATGATTATGAATCAATTCATCCGACTTGTAAAGCCGTAGTTGTTCATGAAGCAGCGCGCCGTCCTTCGAACTGGCGGATGCAAATGTCTTTTGATGAATTTTTAAAAGCAAAAAATATTCCTGGAATTACAGGTGTGGATACTCGAGCGATTACTAAAATTGTTCGAGAACACGGCACTATGAAGGCCTCACTTGTACAAGCAAGAGATGAAGTAGAGCATCAAATGAGCCAACTTCAAGCGACAGTATTACCAACAAATCAAGTTGAAACAAGTAGTACGACGACCGCTTATCCATCACCAAATACAGGCAGAAAAGTTGTCGTTGTTGACTTTGGCTTGAAACATAGTATCTTACGTGAACTTTCAAAACGGGAATGTAATCTCACCGTTGTCCCATACAACACCAGTGCTAAAGAAATTTTGGAAATGGAACCTGATGGTGTCATGTTGACTAATGGCCCTGGTGACCCAACAGATGTACCAGAAGCAATTGAAATGATTAAAGAAATTCAAGGTAAAATTCCAATTTTCGGTATTTGCTTAGGTCATCAATTATTTAGTCTTGCAAATGGAGCAAAAACCTACAAAATGAAATTTGGACACCGTGGATTTAACCATGCCGTTCGTGAAATTGCAACAGGACGAATTGACTTCACCTCACAAAATCATGGATATGCCGTTTCATCAGAAAACTTACCTGAAGACCTAATGATTACCCATGTTGAAATCAATGACGACTCAGTTGAAGGGGTGCGTCACAAACACTTCCCAGCTTTTTCAGTCCAATTTCACCCAGACGCAGCTCCTGGACCTCACGATGCCAGCTATCTTTTTGATGATTTCATGGATCTCATGGATAACTTCAAAAAATAAAGTCTTGGTATGACTAGCTTTGTGAGCGTTAATGTTTTGTGGATTTGCCAAAAGTAGCAAAAAAGTAGCAAAAATAAAAACCTGTTTTATAGCAGGTTCTTTTTTTTATAGATTATTAAGTGCATCAACAATATCTTTTTTTGCTTTTTTAGTAACGTGATTATATATTTTAAGAGTTACTTTTGCATCAGAATGTCCAACTCTTTCCATTATTGATTTTAATGGCATACCGAGTTCTGAGAGAAGTGAAACATGAGAATGTCTAAAAATATGAGATGAAATATCTTTGTCAATGTGATTTGCTTTTGCAGCTTCTTTTAATTTTAAATTAAATGAGTTCAATACTAATGGATTGCCTCTACTTGATAAGAAAATATAGTCATCATCTTCAGCAGAGAAATGAACTAAATCGTACTGTTTTCTCTCTTCGATTATTTCTATAGCTCTATCTGGCAAGTCAACGATACGGAAACTGGTAGAAGTCTTAGGTGATGTTTTTTCTGCTTCTGTGATACTTCGCATAAAGCTATCAAGCGTTCCCTCAACTCTTATTGAACCGTCATGATAGTTATTCCACTTTAAAGCTTGAAGCTCTCCATATCGCAAACCAGTAAGCCATAGGAACTCTGACATCCTAGAATGAAGCAAACATCTTTTTTTATTAGCTAAATATGATATTATTTTTTCTGCTTCATCTCGTTCAAGATATTTGTTCTCCACCTTTTCACGCTGTTTATTTTTATCCTCTATTTTAAGAGCTATTTCAGTATCTTTTACAGGATTATTTGATAAATATTTTCGACTGATTGCAAATTTAAAAATTGTTGAAAGCAACGCTCGAATTTGACTAGTGTAATTATAAGAGTACGTCCCAAATGTGTACATTTCATCAATAAGTTTAGTTATAAGTTTTCCATCAATATTTTTTATAAGCATATCATCAGAGATTACCGTATGTATCCTCTTTAAATTACCGTCAACTTGTTTCCAAGTTTTTCTCTTGTTTTTCGCCTGATAGTAAGGGAACCATTCATTGAGAAGTTCGCCGAAAGTTATATTTTTTTGAACTGGGTCAGTAGTAGTGATATCTTCTATTTTTTCAGATAAGAGTTTTATTGCTTGTTTCTTAGCTTGTGGTGTATCTTTTTCTAGAGTTACACTTGCAGTCTTTGTTTTCTCAGAATACGGGTCAATATATCTCTCACAATATTTATATTTTCCATTTTTTAGGCTGACTACCCACATTTGCTTTTTATACCTCATTTCTGATAAAATGGTATAGTAAAAACATTCCAAATGGAATATTTTATATCATTCATAATGAAATCCGCCCTAGCCGTCGTAAGTTTGGGCGGTTTTTTTATTTTATTTTAATAACTTAGATTTTTGAATTTCAAATTCTTCTTGTGTAATAGCACCGGAATCAAGTAGTTCTTTAAACTTCTTTAGCTCGTCAGCTAGACCAGTAGTTGATGGGTTAACCTGCATTGAGTTAGAATAAATTTTTGAATTAGTATTGATCTGATTAATGAATTTCATAGCTTTATCAATATCTTTTTTATCTCTTTTAACTTCAGATGTCCATACAAAATCAGGACCTTCAATTGTTAGATATTTCTCGCCACCTTTTTTCTTCTTTGCAGCAAAAGCAAATACCCCGAGCGCAACAAGTCTCGTCATTGTCACTCGAGCTTGAAGCTCGGAACCAGATTCTAGTCTTGCAGTGACATTGTTAAGTGGTTTCGTTTCGGATCCTTTGCTAATAGAATCCTCACTTAATTTGAAGCCAAATTTAGAAATTGAAGAAGGAGTTAGTGATGCACCAGCATTTTTTAATACCTCGGTTTGTGTTCTGTTTTTTAATTCTTCCATTTTTTGAGGATCTTTTTTTGCATCAAAATACTCATTGAAAGATTTTGCTTTTAATAATTCCTTAAATCCCATAATTTCTCCTTGCCAGTTTTGTGATGGCGCACGTTATTTACTTACCTTTTAACGAGGTTCAAGATGTTGCTCGTAGTTTTTATTATAAATCAATTTCTACTTTGACAGCTTGCCCAATTACAGCTGCTGGATTGTCTTGTGTAGCAAATTGGTCTTTAAATTCTTTGTTGATTGACACAAGTCTCAAGCAATCTATTTCATGATAAACTTTCTTTAAAGTTGCTTGGCTATCTTCTTGAAAAAGTACTGCTCCAATAGTCCCATCAGTTACATCAGGAACAGCTTCAATTAAAACATAAGCACCAAATGGAATCTTAGGTTCCATACTATGGCCTTCGACCATTAACCAGTAATAATCACGAGCAGAAGATAAGAAGTGCGCAGGTACTGGTCTTGTACCATCGAAATTTTCAACGGCATCAAGAGGAAGTCCGGCCGCTATTCTACCAAGAATAGGAACATCTATCATATCTTCATCAGGTTCATATTCCATAGTATTTGCAGGCATAACGAAATTCTCTAATATCTTTCTACTTATGTATGGAGGTAAATCATCAGGTATCTTATTAATCGGAATCACTTTAGATTCTTTTTTCTTTTCTTGTTTTTGCTCATCTAATTGATTGGTTGCAGTGTTTAAAACAATTTTCTGACGTGGCTCTTCGAGCTGTGAACTGATTTTATTTATTTCAGATAGAGTTGTATAAAGGCCAGAAGCACCATACATTAATGTATCAGGATCAGTATTAAATAGATTGACCATTTTATCAAAATCTTCAACCATGGGGCTTCTAACCCCTTTTATCCATTTAGAAATAGCTGACTCAGATTTTCCTAGCTTTTCGCCAAACTCTTTCATTGTCCAACTATTCTCTTTTCTGAAATAATCTATCATTTCAGGTAGGCGTATTTTTTTCATACACTAATTATAGTACAAACAGCAAAACTTGTCAATTTGGAAAGTTTTAACTTGACAAATTGGACAGTTAGGGTTATAATTAACTCATAAAGTCAAACAAGCGAACAATCATGGAGCATTCAGTACGGCGGACGGAACAGGCTCAAATGACGGTACACGACGTATCCACCGCGACGTAAGTAGCAAGTTTGGCAAATAAAAAGCCCCAGAGGGGCGGAATGAGAGATACACGATGCATAAAGTAATTCTAACACTAGCCTTTATCGTGCTATTCGGTGAACTATCGGCAGGTATATTACTCTGTATAAAGTTGGCTTCATCAGAAGGAGAATTGATATTAAAAATTTCATTCATAGTTGGTGTAATAGTATTTACTTTATGGGTGATATCTTGGTCGGCGTATATTATGGATAAAACACTTTTTTAGAATACTGATTAAAAGGAAGGTCTATTTTATACTTAGGCAACAATTTATCAAGCGATTCTACTTTATCTAAACTTCCATTTTTGTTTCTAAACCAAGTCTCTCCATTAGAATCCTTAAAAATCATTTCAGGTACTGAATGTTCGCCTCCCATGGCGTTTTGATAGGACATAAATATTTTTGATTTTCCTGGAGGAAGAACTTCAATATATTGAACATCTTGATAGTAATTATCGCGTCCATCTTTATTTAAATTTCCAAGATCGCCAATTGTTCCAGAACTCCTATTAGATACTGAAAATATAAAAATATCATAAATCGCATTTATATTGGAATTACTAATAGTGACATTAGGGTTTTCAGGGCCGGCTTTTTCAAAAGAAAGCCACATTGAAACATTTATTGCTTGAGAACGTTGTTCTTTTATAAACTCCCTCTCTTGGTTACGAGTATTTATTTTCATCTGGTAAGTTAAACTTATAATAGATATAAAGATAGCAGTAAGTGAAAAGAAAACAGTTAACCAATCTTTTTGTTCACCTATCCAGTGAAATAAATTAAAACTACCGATGTTATTTTTGTTCATAAAGCCTCCAATATAATTTTAGTTTAGTCACTTACATTATATCACGGAGTTATGATATCGCTCACAATGAGCAGGGAAGACTGGCGAACAGGTTCGATTCCTGAACTTCTCTTACTGCGTATGCAGAAATTTAAAACACAGAAAGGAGAAAAATATGGAGCTGAAAGAGCTGAAAAGCAAAGCTTATGATTTTGTAGCAGAAGTCTTAAAAATAGATAGCACAAAATCAAAGCCAGAACTAATTTCATCATTGAGCGAGTTTATCACAGCTATAAATGGTGGTGAAGTTGAAATAAAAAGCCCAAACACCACAGGCGAAGAACCAGTAGAGATGTTTGAGGCTTGGAAAAAAACGGGATTTTAGTCGTTACTTTCTGATTCGTTTAACCAGACATGATATTGTTCTATCATATCAAACATAACATTGGGCATAGCTGATACGTTATCTACAATGTTTTTCTTTTTAAAACGTTTCTCAAATATTTCTTCCATGATTTTAGGATTATCGTTTAATTTTCTTCTAAAATCTTCAAAATCTTTACTCATAAATAATCATCCTCCTTTCCATAAACTAAACAGATACCGCAAATATCTGCTCATAGCTATTATACCAAGGGGATAACAAAAATACACACACAGAAAGGAGCCGGTATGGCAGATAAAAAAACTTATGAGCCACTAGATGACCTATTAGACTCTTCAGGAATGAAGTATAAAGTTATCGCAAAAAAAATTAACGTTCCCTATACAACATTTTATAAGTGGCGTATCAACCCATCTAGAATAGATGCTGTTTCAGCAGCGAACATTGCAGAGGTTATTGGAGTAGATTTAACCGATGTTATTTTCGTGCTGAAAAATTTTAATCAAAAACTTGACAAATTGGCCAGTTAGAGAGGTAGGATATGAACGAATTACAAAATTTCACAAATGGACTCTTCAATCTTGATGTTAAAGTCGAGGGAGAAGAAATTCTATTTAGTGCAGAACAAGTTGCGAAATCTTTAGGTTTCACAACAAAAACTAACGGAACAGAATACGTTAGATGGAACAGGGTGAATGAGTTTTTGCCACAAGTGGCAAAAGTTGAAAAAGGTTCATTCATCAGCGAACCAATGGTTTACAAGTTAGCATTCAAAGCGAACAATGCTGTATCTGAAAAATTCACAGATTGGCTGGCTGTTGAAGTTCTCCCGACAATCCGCAAGCACGGAGCGTATATGACTGATGCAAAACTTGAAGAAGTGTTGCTTAATCCAGATACACTCATTAGCCTTGCTACACAGCTAAAAGAGGAACGACAAGCACGACTTGGACTTGAGAAAGAAAACAGCCAGTTGAATCTCGAACTTGCTGCAGCCACTGAAAAAACAACTTACCTTGATTTAATCCTTGAAAGTCCTGATGATATTCTAATTACTCAGATTGCACAGGATTATGGATTTAGTGCTGTAAAATTTAATCGAATTTTGAACGAGTTACGGATTCAACGAAAAGTCAATAAGCAATGGGTACTGTACTCAAGATATATGGGTAAAGGTTACATTGGTAGCCGGACTCAAAATTATGTAGATAGCAAAGGTCAAGAAAGGACATCGATTACTACTACATGGAAACAAAAAGGGCGCAAGTTTCTATATGAAACATTAAAAAAACACGGCTATTTACCTCTTGTTGAACAAGATGACTTAGCTAGCTAGAAAGGAAAACTCATGTTTGAAGAAATGATTCAACAAATGCGAGATTCTGTTAGAGGAACTGTTTTAGATTCCATGCATGATTTTATCTCTAATGACGGTAAGTACCCTCTTGCTTTAACTCAAAAACAAGTTATGGAGCTTATTGGTTGTAAAGACGAGAGCACATTCTCAATCTCATTTAAAGAGCATTTGAAATTTGCTGAAATGAGTTACGGAAAATCAGGCACAAAATGGTCAAGAGATTTAGTTATTGATTGGTTCAAAGAACCAAGGAATCTACAGTTACAAAGACGAGGTAAATAAAATGAAAAACACAATTTTAACATCAAGAGAAGCAGATGCTGCGCTTCAAACTGCTCTAATCGATGGTGCAAAGTGGATTATCACAAGAAAGACCGATACAGTGCTTTATCAAGATAAGACAATGAATTTTACACCACTTAGAAGCGGTGGAGTATTACTTGAGGTTTACTAAATATGAGCAAACAACAAAAAAGCGTCCACTCGGCAAAGTGAACGCAAAGACGTGATGTGTCTTCAAAATTTTATACCTAGATTATATCACGTTTCAACAAAAATCAGAAACGGAGAGTATTAAATGTCAAATCAAATCACTAAAACACAGCAAACGCTGAAAAGTCCAGAGGTTAAAGCGAAGTTCGAAGAAGTGCTAGGAAAAAAAGCAGATGGATTCGTCGCAAGCTTACTGTCAGTAGTTGGTAACTCTAATTTAAAAACAGTAGAAGCAAATAGCGTTATGACTGCAGCAATGAAAGCAGCTACTAATTGAACCAAGCCTTGGATTTGCTTATGTAATTCCTTATGGGAGAGAAGCACAATTTCAAATTGGATATAAAGGGTTTATTCAATTAGCTTTACGAAGCGGCCAATTGACTGGGCTTAATTGTGGAATTGTATATGAAAGTCAATTTGTAAGCTATGATCCACTTTTTGAAGAATTAGAACTTGATTTTACTCAGCAAGCAAGTGGAGATGCAGTTGGATATTTCGCAAGTATGAAATTAGCTAATGGATTTAAAAAAGTTACTTATTGGTCAAAAGAGCAAGTCTTGGCACACAAGAAAAAGTTCGTCAAATCAGCTAATGGTCCATGGCGCGACCATTTTGATGCAATGGCTCAAAAAACAGTTTTAAAAGCCATGCTTACTAAATACGCTCCAGCATCTATTGAATCAAAAATGATTCAAACAGCAATCACAGAAGATGATAGTGAGCGTTTTGAAAACGCTAAAGATGTTACGCCAGATGAGCCAGTTATTTCAATTGATGAATCAGTGACTTCTGAAGTTTCACAGAATGAACCTTCTACAGAAAGCCAGGAACAACTTACAGAAGATGAAGTAGAAGAGTTGTTCCCGATTGGTAAAAGCTGATGAATAAAAGGTTAAGTTTTTCAAGTTTAAAAGCATTCTCTGATTGTGAAGCCGAAGCTGTTGCAGTTATGGCTGAAGAATGGGATAGACAAGCCACTTTTTCTCCATCAACAATTGAAGCTATGAATGCTGGAAGCTATGTCCATAAATATTTCGAAAGCAATAAGGCTTTAGAGGAGTTTAAGTTAGAACATGAATCAGATATGTTCACTAAAAAAGGAAGTCTGAAGTCTCAGTTTCAAATTGCTGAGAAAATGGTTCAAACGCTTGATAAGGATCCATTATTTAAAACAATCTACCAAGGAGTTAAAGAACTTGAGATCTTCGGAAAAATTCAAGGAATTGAATTTCACGGCTTCCTAGATTGTTTGAATCTCGAGCGAAATATATTTATTGATATCAAAACAATCAGAGGTTCTATCAGAGATAAGGAATGGTCAGAAACTGAATACCGAAGAGTGAGCTGGATTAAAGCAAGAAAATATCTGTGGCAAATGGCTATCTATCAAGAAATACTAAGGCAGTCTGACGATGAAAAAATCGGAAAGAACATTAGTCCAGTTATTTACGCGGTAACTAAAGAAACTTTTCCAGATAGTGCTGGAATTACTATTCCGCAAGATTGGTTAGATGATTCGCTTGATGAGGTTTGCGAATTTACTGACAAATATATTGAAGTATTGAACGGAAGAAGCCCGTTAAGGTGCGAAAAATGTAACTACTGCAAAGCAACAAAACGAAATATACAAACGATTTCGTACTCAGATTTAATTTAAACCTATGAGCAAACTGCAGTCCTCAAAAATCCTGAGCAGTAGAATTAGAAATAATTCAACTTTAGCAAAGCCACCTTGGGCGGTGGTTTCGTATTTAGTCAAAGCTGGAGGGTGGCGGAACGAGCCGTAAAGTCAATGAGTATTTAGTGTTTACACATAACCACTCATCGCCAGCTTTTAATTTGAAAAATAAAACTTGAAATAAATATAGAAGAAAGGAGCGTTCGTGGCACAAAAAAATAAAACCAAAATATATTTTTGGTTAAAGCTAGATGAAAACTTTTATAAGAACATAATCATAAAAAAAGCGAGAAAAACTAGTGATACTATGGTCATTGTGTATCAAAGACTGATGCTACAATCTTTAGCGACAAACGGATATTTATATTACGAAGGAGCTTTTGAAAATCTAGCCGAAGAACTTGCTACATCACTAGATGAAGATGTAGAGCAAGTACAAATGGCTTTAGCTTTCTTCTCTAAATATGGATTGATTCAATTTGATAATGAGCAAAATGCAAATATGCTACAAGTACATGCATTGATTGACCAAGAAACCAATTGGGCACGTTACCAAAGAGAGAATAGAAAAAAAGAAAAAAACGAAAAGTTGGACATTATCCAACCGTTGTCCAACCACTGTCCAACAGAGATAGAGTTAGAGATAGATATAGAGAAAGAGATAGATAAAGAAGTAGAAGAAGAAATATCTACTCCACCTTCTGATTTACAAAAATTAATTGAACTCTACCAAAATAACTTTGGAATAGTAAAACCAATTCTTTATGATGACTTGAAAGCTGACTTAGCTGATTATGGTCTTGCCTTAATCATTGAAGCAGTCAAACGAGCAGTAAAAAGACAACGAGAATATGCCTATGCACAAGGTATTCTTAAATCTTGGAATCGGTCAGGAATAAAGACACTTGAGCAAGCAAAAGCCGAGGAAGTGAGCTTTCAAAATAAATCTCAGAATAACCAGAAAAACCTTCAGCAGCAAAAGTCAGTCAAAAAAGCTCCTGAATGGACTGATGAGGGCAGATTAATCAAAGCTGGTGTCGATACAACTGGAATGACTCAAAACGAAATGTACAAACTCGCTGGTAAAATGGGGTTACATAATGAATGAACTCAGAAAGTATTATCTTGAACTTGCTAGTAGAGTTTGTGACGGAATTACTCCAGGACACCTTGATGAATGGCTTAAATGGGCCAAAGAAACTGGAATATTGTTAAGTCCTTGGATGTTTATATCATCAAAGACAGGTTTGAGTGTTGCAGAAGTATCGGAACGTATATCTCCCTGGCACATGGAAATGGGAAACGTGTTGAGGACGAGTACGAAAAAATAAAAATTGTTTAAAAAGGTCAATATATGAAATTTGAATTTAACTTTCTCAGAAAAGAAATGATAAACGAGAATGATAACAAAGGCACAACTTATGGTTCAAGAATTGCTGCCAATAACACTAAACAGCGTTTAAGACGGATTGCATGTCGAACAGCTCATGAATGGCTAGATAAATCAGATGAAGTATTTGAGCAATTCCATGAGAAGCACCGTTGCGATGTGTTTGTTATGATTTATCCACCTAAACGCTTTAAATATGATCCGCCAAATTATGAACCAACTTCTAAAGCATTAATTGACGGACTGACAGATGCTGGAATTTGGAATGATGATAATTACAACGTTATTCGCAGAACAAGTTTTGAACATGGTGGGCTTTCTGGAGATACAAAGATGTGGAAAGTAGAATTAGTAGTGAAAGTGGTGGAGGGATGAAAAAAAGCGCCTGAGCGCTTCTGTAGTTATGATTGGGTGCGTAAGTAGATGATTAGGCTAAGAAATAAGATGAGCGTGCCAATGATAAAACAATTAATCATACATTTTCTTCGCGTATCCTCTACTAATTTTACCTTTTTTAGATTCTCTACTGAATCATTGATTGTAACATTCAACAGATTTTCTGGATGCATAACTAAATAATTTTTCCAGAATCTAATTTCTTTATCCGCTTTTGGTGGAAGAACAATAAAAAATCCTAAGAGATAAAGGATAAATCCGTATAGAAGCTGGGATGAGTATGTCAAAGAGTCGTTAATAATAAATAGTGCAACTAAAATTCCAAGAGATATCATTATTCCACCTCTTGTAATTTGATATAAATTTCTTTGCAATGGGGTATACAAGTGTAGTAATTCATAAGCTACTAAAGATTTTCGGTGTCGTCTATAATCTGCCTCAGTTCTTTCGGGATGTTTTGTTAAATATTTCATTTTACTCTCTGATGATATTTTAAATAATTTAGCAAGTAAAAAAATAAGTATTGGTTAATAATTGCATAAATTCCTTCCGTGAATATATTGAATTTTTAATACTTTCTAATTTTACTATAAAAATAAAGGAAAAGGAGAAATAAAATGACCGAAAAACTAATATCGCTGGTCATCAAAGTGTGTGACTGGTGGGGAGGGATTGAATGACGCTTAAAGAATTATTAGATTCGTACAATATTGAAGGCTCAGAGTACTATGAAATAGAAATTTCAACTAATAAAGTCAAATTTGGATGGAAGGGAAAATATCCATCTTGTGCATTAAGTTCTGACTTACTATATAGAACTGTAAATAATTGGGGTATTGACTCTCAAAAAAGAGAAATATTTATAGTTTTGGAGGACAACCAATGAAACTTTTGTGTAAGCTGCACTTGCATAAGTACGAAATTGTTAAGCGTTTAAGTAGCGGAGATTATCCAAAATATCAAGAGAGATGTGAAAGATGCGATAAAACAGTTATTGCAACATATAATGCATTAGGAAACCCGTTTGTTATCAACCGCTCAGACCTTGACGAGTCAGAGAACGTGTTCCCTGAAAAATGGCTTGATAAACATATGGATTGAACGTAAAAAAAGCCCAAGCTGACCTAGCTTGAGCGAAATACTGAACAATATTGCGAATTTTTTTGGTCATCAATATTATAGCACACAGACCAATAATTAATACCAAAATAAAAATACCCGAACTGACCAGGTTCGAGCGAAAGAGTTAGTAAACAACTTAGTTCTATTATTATATTATGTTTATTATTTTGGTCAGCTATATTATATCACATACTGAGCTAGGAACTCGTTAAACTCAACTGGAGGGAAAATGATTGCAAATATAATTATCATAGCCTATGTACTATTCATGATTCTTGGCATGTTCGTTACACCTTACGCAATTGGAAAGCCAAGAAGTCCAATAAGTGTTGGAACTGCAACCTTTAATATATTATTTGGAATTGCGTTTCTAATCTCATTATATTGTAAATTAATTAAATAAACAAAAAAGCCCAAATCAAAGATGAGGGCTTCGAGGGATTAACAAAAATTAACGTGAGGATGTGTCCATGCAAGATGAACAAGGTCTAATTTGAAGTGATGGATGTGTTTTACGAGTGTATTCCATTGCTTCGAGGTCATTTTCAAAACGTCCATCAATAAGGTATGAATCATTAACTTTTGGGCGGTTAGGGCAAGTTCCTTTATGTACTTCATGATAACCACTGAAGTCACCAATTTTATCTACGACATAGCTCATGAGTTAGTCCTCCTTCAAATAGTTTGTATTGTTTGTATAATTTTATTTTAAAACTATTGATAGCCAAGTACAAGCAATATGATTCAAATATAAGAGGACAAAAAAACCTCAACTGGCAAAGAAGAGGCTGTGGTAAAAGGGGGTGTAATAACTCTTATTATTGATTTAGCCAACTTCATTATAATACTTAGTAGTGTAAAAGTAAAGGATATTTAAGATATATTTAAGAAAATGAAAGATTTAAATAAAAAAGCCCGCTGGGGACGGGCTCAATTAAAGGATTTCTAACTTAATTATACCACAAAAGGAGAATTTGATTAATGGCAGATAAGTTAGATATGTTACTAAGCGACTACATGACAGGAATGCTCCAAGTGAAGATTAATTCACGAGAGCGCTGGATAACTCGTGAAAAACATGAAGAAAGAATTGGAAGTGGTGGAAGCAGTTCAAACACAGCACCACAAGAGCGAAATTTTTTAATTAAAGAAGGAGATAAAGAACTTCAAAAAATGCTAGACAGAAAACAAACACTTGATGAGCTAATGGATGTTATTCAAGGAACCAAAGTAAAAGAAATCGTTATCGCTCGATTCAAATATCGTTTATCCTGGTGCAAGGTTGGCCAAAGAGTATTTTTAGATGAAGATGCTGCTAGGAAACAATATGCAGGATTCAAAAAAACTCTAAGGGATGGACTATGGAGAGATACTCTAGACTGATTTCCCATTCCGTTTTTGACCCGTTTTTAACCCGTTTATTTCCTGATTTACATGCGATAATGGTAGCATGAAGTAAGAGGCAAAAGCAAAAAATAACAACTAATTCGGTTTGGATATACTTCATAAAGACTCAAAAGTTGGACTAGCAAAACTGCTGTCGGTTCGATTCCGACTTTGAGTCATTCCTAAATTTGATACAGCTGTATATTAGGAATTACAGTCGATTAAACTGACGAGTTTATTTGATGAAATATAAAAGGAGGTATAGCATTGAAAATTGGCACAAATGGTTTAAATCTTATTAAAGATCTGGAAAAATGTAGCTTAACAGCTTATCGGCTTAATGATAAGAAAATTACTATTGGATGGGGACACGCAGAGCCGGTAGGCCAAACTAACTTGGTGGCTGGTGTTACAACATGGACACAAGCTCAAGCAGATAACCAACTTTTTGCAGATTTGGTAGGTTTTGAGAATGCAGTAAGTAATTATTTTACTCGGTCATTCAATCAAAATCAATTTGATGCGTTAGTATCATTTGCGTATAACTTAGGTGGAGGAGTCTTTGCTAATTATAATTGGAGTAAAACTGCAAGTGATAGCTGGATTTGTTCAGAAATGATTCTTTATGTAAATAAAGGTACTGAGTATGAAGAGGGTTTAACTAATCGACGCATAAGAGAAATTGCCTTATATAACAGTTCATCTTCCAATACCCCTGGAGGTTCAGGAACAAGTTCTTGGACATGGCCATTTACAACACCTTACAAAGGAAAGGCAGATATACCAGAACAACAGTTCGGTACTACCCCTTTACGTCGCGGTCGTGGCTACTTCCATGATGGTTTTGACTTTGGATCAACTTCTTATGGACCGGATATTTTGGCCCTATCTGATGGAGAAGTTATCTATACTGGAGTAATGGGAGATGGCCTTGGTTCTGTGATCGTGCTATCTATTCCACCTTATCAAGTAATGTATCAGGAATTCTCAAAATCTATGAGTGATATCCTTGTCTCAGTAGGTCAAAAAGTAACAAAAGGTCAACGTATTGGTCGATTAAATGGAGGGACACATCTTCATTTAGGAATTACACAAAAAAACTGGAGAACAGCATTAAGTAGCTGGGATGTTGATGATGGTTCTTGGCTAAATCCAATTGATGTTATTCAAAAAGAAATGAATAATTCACAAGAAGAAAAAGGAGAAATTGAAATGATTTTATATAAAGTAACTGATAGCAAGTCCAAAATGAACGGCTCAATTTGGTTGTTCAATGGGGAACAATTAACACGTTTAGATGGGACTTCAGCAGCCAAACTTGGGCAAAGCTTGAAAAATGTAGATATCAATCAGGCAGAAATGAGTTCATTTAAAAATATCGGAATTCGCACCGTTGGAGATTTCCAATATTAAAAAAGTAATGTAGCAAGCTCGGCATCTATCAGGGTTCAACTCCCTGACTTGCTATATCCAACATTATTTGGGATTGATAATACTAGTACAGTTGCCGAATAATATTAATAAGTCAGTGCGGTTGGAGCTGACAGCAAGGAATAGAAACGACTTCGCTAATAGAAGTTATAGAGTTCGAGCCTCTATCTTGCTATTATATTTTATTACAGGTTGTCCAATGGGCAGCCTTTTATTGTTGGATTCACAAATAAGATAGGAGGGAGGTATGAAATGACAGATAAACAACGAATTTTTGCAGATGAATATTTGAAAGACTTGAATGGCACAAGAGCCTATAAAGTCGGCTATCCTAACGTTAAGAAAGATACAGTTGCAGCAACTGCAGCAGGAAGATTGTTGAGAAATGTTGAGGTTCGAAAGTATATAGACGAACAGCTTGAAAAGATGCATAACGAAAGGTCTGCTGATGCTCAGGAAGTCATAGAATACCTCTCTTCGGTAATGCGAGGTAATTCAATTTCTACCGTTGTTCAAACGGAATTTATCGGGGACGGATTAAGTAAAACAAAACTTATTGAAAAACCACCAGATGAAAAAGAGCGGCTGAAAGCTGCGGAGCTTCTAGGTAAACGCCATGCTTTATTCACTGACAAACAACAAATTGAGGTAACTGAAACTCCTGTGTTCGTTGATGACTTAGGTGATGACGATGGCTAAACTATCTGAATTCATTCCTAAAGCATTTGCTTCTACTTGGCGAGCGGCTTTAAATAGTAATATCTTAAATATTGTTGAAAAAGGTGGTCGTGGTTCTGGTAAATCATCTGACATTGCACATATTATTACTCAATTGTTAATGAGATATGCGGTTAACGCAGTTGGTATTCGTTATGTTGATAATACGTTAGAGCAGTCAATCTATGAGCAAATGAAGTGGGCTATTGAAGAGCAAGGCGTAACCCATTTATTTAAGTTCAATAAGTCACCATTGAGAATTACTTATATTCCACGTGGAAACTATATGATATTCCGAGGAGCGCAAAACCCTGAACGAATTAAGTCATTAAAAGATAGTAAGTTTCCTTTTGCAATTGGTTGGATTGAAGAATTAGCAGAGTTTAAAAGTGAAGACGAAGTAACGACAATCACTAACTCACTTCTACGTGGAGAATTAGATGATGGCCTTTTTTATAAGTTCTTCTATTCCTATAACCCACCAAAGCGTAAACAATCATGGGTTAATAAGAAATATGAATCATCATTTCAACCAGCTAATACTTTTGTTCACCACTCTACTTATCACGATAATCCATTTATTTCTAAAGAATTCATAGAGGAAGCTGAGGCAACTAAAGCTAGAAGCGAAAGACGCTATGATTGGGAATATTTAGGGAAAGCAATTGGTTCTGGAGTCGTACCGTTTGATAATTTACAAGTTGTGCCTGGTTCAATTGCTAATGATATGGTTGCAAACTTTGATAATATCCGGAATGCAGTTGACTTTGGTTATGCTACTGACCCACTAGCTCACGTAAGGTGGCAATATGACAAGAAAAAGAATGGAATATACGCAATTGACGAGCTTTATGGTCAAAAAATAAGTAATAGAGAATATGGGAAATGGTTGCACAAGAAAAATTATTCTAGTGATACAATATTTGCTGATTCTGCTGAACCTAAGAGCATAGCTGAACTTAAGACCGAACACAACGTTCCACACATTAAAGGTGTTAAAAAAGGGCCTGATAGTGTTGAATATGGCGAACAATGGCTTGATGATTTAGATTTTATCTGTATTGATCCACGAAGAACTCCTAAAATAGCTTGGGAGTTTGAAAACATAGACTATCAAGTGGATAAAGACGGTAATCCTAAACCAAGGTTAGAAGATAAGGATAACCATACGATAGATGCTACAAGGTATGCTTTTAGTGAAGATATGAGATCGTCAAAACAAGCAACTATTACTAAACGCCCATCTTGGATGCAATAAAGAAAGGAGAAGTATGGCAATAGCAATTGACAGAGAATTTGCTGGAGATATTAATAACCCAAGTTTTGATGTGATTAACTTTTGTATTGAAGAACATGCAAAAGAAATCCCTCGCTTACAAATGCTTTTTGATTATTATGAAGGTAAACCCCATAAAATAAATCAGATTCCTCGGACTACACCCCATGAGCGTGATGAGGTATTCGTAAATAACGCTAAGTATGTAACGGATATGATGGTAGGTTTTACCGTTGGAGCGCCAATCTCATATACAGCCGCAAAAGGAAAAAATATTGAGCCTATTACACAAGCTATGGATACCATGAGGATTAAAAAACATGATAAAGAACTTGAAAAAGGTATTTCCTCAATGGGAGTTGGGATAGAATTACATTATTTGGCAATAAAACCGGGAACTGAAAATACAAATGTTCCTGAAACGGTACCAAAGATAGCATGGATAGACCCAAGAGGAATGTTTGTAGTTGTTGATGATACTGTTGAACGAACTAAACTATTTGCGGTGAGATTAATAAAAAAACGGGATTTAAAACGTCAAACATTTTGGAATATCGTCGTTTATACGAGTCAAGGGACAATCACTTATGTATCGAAAACAAAGCGTTTAAGTCAAGCCAACTTAATGCAAAATCCTAAGTTTAAAGAGCACTTTTATCAAGAAGTTCCGGTAGTTGAGTTCAGGAACAATGAGGAGAAACAAGGGGATTATGAGCAGAATTTATCCCAAATTGACGATTACAATATTTTGCAGACTGATCGTATTCAGGATAAAAAGAATTTTGTAAAAGCAATTATGATTCTATATGGCTTTACTCTACCTGAAGAAAAACCTGCTGAAATTAATGGAAGCATGGTTGTTCAAGCCCCTTCTAAAGAAGATGGTGCCACAGCAGAATTTGTTTCAAATACTTTTACTGAATCAGAAGTTCAGACATTAGCTGATTCAATATTAGGAGATTTTCACAAGACAACCTATGTTCCCAATTTAAATGATGAACAATTCGCGGGAAATATTTCAGGAGAAGCAATTAAATATAAGTTGTTCGGGCTTTTGCTCGTTCTTTCTATTAAAATTGGATATCTGGAAGATGGAATTATCCAGAGATTGAGACTTTTACAGAATATCTTGAATGTAAAAGGACAAAACGTAGATTCCGAAGGTACGGTTATTAAATTCAAACCTAATTTACCAATTAATCGTTCTGATATTATTCAACAGATTCGGGATTCCCAAGAATTTATGCCATTATTAGTTAGTTTGGGATGGCTTGATGATATTGATAATCCTCAAGAAATTATTGATATGATGAATAAACAGAAAGAAGAGGACATTAAGTTGAATCAGAAAGTTATGGGAATTCAGTCAGAAGATAGCCACTCTAATCTCGATGATCCACCAGATGATAATGAGGAAGGCAGCAAAGATGGAAATAATAAACAGAAAGATGAAGGTAAATAAAATGGAATTTGAATTTAGTGACAAAACTATTGAAATGCTTGGTAAAATGAGTGCAGCTTTGGTTGGACAAATTCAAAAAGACTTGAAGATTGATGAATTAAAAGACCTTGAAATGAAAGAGGCATTCGAAGATTTGGCGAAAATGTATAAATATCTTTACTATGGGCTTATCAAACAAGGCTTTGACAAAACAGAGGCTATGCAAGTAGCTACTCGAATGCTTAGTATTAGTAATAAATGATTACAGTAAAGTTCAAAAAGAAAAACAACCAAATTTATTGGTATCAAGTGACTGGTCATGCAGGCTTTGCAAATATTGGAAATGATATTGTATGTGCTGGGGTTTCTGTCTTATATATCACAGTTACTAATGCATTGTTATCATTCGGGAAAACTTTTGAGCGTGATGAAGGATATTTTATACTTGATCCAACAGATAAAGAGTTAGCAAGCCTTAAGATACTTCATGATGGAATAGTTTCAATAGCTGAACAATACCCTGAACATGTAATAGTAGAGGAGTAAAAACAATGTCTGACTACTGGCAAAAAAGAGCGATTAAAGCCGAAAAGAAAGTAAATGACGGTGCTAAACAGCTTGAGGAAGTCGTAGCACAGGCATACAAACAAGCTCAATCATATTTAACGAAACAGATTGCTAAATTATTTAGTCGAACTAAGCAGCAAACGGAACTGACAGATGATGAAGCAAAAAGAATGCTTAATGAAACTGTTCCTGTTTCTGAATTAGTTGAGCTTAGAAGATTAGCTAAAGATATCAGTAACCCTGATTTGCAAAGAGAAGCTAAAAAGCGGCTCACAGGATTGGCACTTAAATCAAGAATCACTCGTGCAGAAGATTTAAAAGCAAAGTCTTATCTAGTAACAAAACAAATGGAAGTGTTCAGCCTGATATTTATAAAGATATGGACCATGAATTCACAGAAGGAGGCGAATAATGTCAAGTATTGAAAATATGATTGCTTGGATGCAAGCTCGAAAAGGTAAAGTAACTTACTCAATGACTTCACGAATGGGACCAAACTCTTATGATTGTAGCTCATCAGTATTCTTTGCCATGATTGCTGGTGGCTTTTTGTCAGCTGGTTCAGGTTCAGCGAATACTGACAGTAAACCTCAAATGGTTACATTAAACGTTGATGGTCAGTTTGGAAATGCGACAGCTAAAAGATTGCAAGAATACTTTGATACGGATGGCAAAGACGGGGTTATTAGTCACCAGTACAAACAAACCTTTAACCAAAATATCTACGCAGCACAGTTTGATTCATCACTGACAGGTTCAAACGTGGTCAAAGCATTGCAAAGATTCTTAGGAATTGGACAAGATGGACTGTTTGGCCAAGGAACTATCAAAGCTTTACAGAAACATCTTGGAACCACACAAGACGGAACTATCAGCCAAGTTTCTGATTCTGTCAGAGAACTGCAACGTCGATTGAATGCGAATAAACTATAAAATCAACCCTGACTTCGGTCAGGGCTTTTATTTTGTGTTAAAATACTTCTAAGGCTGAGGAGGTATAGCATGGAAATAAAAATAATTGATAAAAGCGATTGGTTTTCATATCAAAAATTGAGATTAACTGCCTTAAAGGTTGCCCACGAATCATTCGGCTCTACTTATGAAAGAGAAGTACAGTTTACAGAACAACAAATTATAGAACGAATATCACCAAACTCAAATAAATTCTTTATGGGAATTTTTGACGGAAAAGAATTAGTAGGGATGGTTTCATTTCACAAAGAAATTGGAGAAAAGGAAAGACATAAGGGCGATATATATGGAATGTTCATTTATGAAGATTACCAAGATAAAGGTTTAGGTAAACTTTTATTGTCTACTTTAATTAATAAAGTAAAAAAAGATTATCCGGATTTAGAACAAATAAGGCTGTCAGTTGTTTCAAATAATATTTCAGCGGTAAAACTTTATGGGCATCTAGGTTTTGAGAAATATGGGGTTGAAATAAATGCCTTAAAAACTGGAGACAAATATTTTGATGAAGATTTAATGGTTCTGTTCTTAAAATAAATATTTCAATATCTATTAAATTTGAATAAACTATAAAATAAACCCTGGCTTTGGCCAGTTTTTTTATAATACTCAAGTTACATGTTTTGATAGATATTATAAATATGAGACAATATCAATTTATATTAGAAAGTAGACCATTATGCAAAGAAAAAATCTAAAAAACGATACTGATTATCCATTGATTATGACTCGAGAACTAGCAGCTGAATTTATTGGAGTAAGTGGCAACACCTTTGATAAATATTATCGCTATGAACATAATTTCCCAGTTGTGAAAAATGGAGATGTTGAAGAAGCTTTTCCACGGGACCCAATTATTAAATGGATTGCGGATAATTGGCAATTATTGGAAAAAAGGAGAAAGAGATAGGATTAGCCCTATTGCAGATTCCTTTTTTGTATTCCTAAAATTTAGGACTGTGATGTGCTTTATCAATTGCAGGATATAATTCAATTATGAGGTATATATGACAGATTCAAATATTGAAAAAACGCTGATTAATGGAGAGATTGAGCATCTTAAACATGTCAGAAAAAGAAATTGCACAACTAAAACACCAAAAATGTACGGCAAATTCAAAGATGGCTCAATCGTTGAGCTAGAAGATATTAAGTCAAGCGGCGTAGGGTTTAACGGCTATACACCATATTACAGAGTTTTAGCTGCTATCAATCGAGAAGAGGGAAGGGATGAGGAGGGCTAATCACAGAATTGTGACAACAACGAAATTTTCGGTTTTGCCACTTGTGGCAGAAAGCTATACCGACATCACGTCTGGTATGGGGTAATCTCGAGGTGTACCCATACCAGAACATAGTAGAGTTAAAAACACTCTATACTTAAAAGGACGCTGATGTAATCTGATCACATTCAAAATATACCTTCTGTACATAAAAATGTATTAAATATTTAATATTGAAGATTGACATTTTTCAGAAGAATTATTATAAAATAAAACGGTAAGCCCAAGATTGGAAGCTTGAAGTGTAGGGTTTCATAGAAAGCTAGTATTAAATAATGAATAATTTAAAACTAAAGTTAAAACTCAAAGTAATCAAAGGATACTTTTTGTTTTAAATGAGTACAGTTAAATGCCAGATCACTAGCTTTAAATATTCCTAGAAGCTATAATCAGACAAGTACAAAACATCATTATTTCTTGCCTTTTTGCTTTTTCGATCCCTGAGGGTTTTACCCTTAGGATTCATTGAAATTATGATTGTGTTCAATAATACCAAAAAGAAAATAGGAGTATCGCATCATGAAAAATCAACTATTACTCGAAGTTCCTAAACAGGATCACGAAATTATCATCACCGAAATCGAATCAGCCGAAAAACTCAAAAAAGACCCCACAGAGTTCTCAAAATGGAGCCGGGTAAAATTACACATTAAACGTAACAAAGGCAAATATATCGCCCGAGCCTTGCTTGTGGGAGCATCTATAGCCACAGCCGTCGTTGTAAAAAATCAACATGAAAAAATTGAAAATTTAAAAGATGACAATGACGGACTCCGCGAAGAAAACGCGGCGCTTTATGAAGATAATGTGGAACTCTGCGATGAATTGGCAGATGCCGAGGCTGCAGCTTATGAGAATCAACAAGCTCTCGAGGAACTGATGCAAAAAACAAAGTGGGTAAAGTTCTAATATTTGTGGCAGAGAATTTGGTGCAAGAAATCGGTGCTGAGGGAGTGAGATTAAATTCCGGTTCTGAAAGAACCAAAGCTCATAAATTTTATGAAAAAATCGGTTATGATAAAGCTAAGACGCAAGCAAAATTTCAAAAAATCTTTTAATGTCATCTCAAGCCCTGACTTCGGTCAGGTTTTTTTGAATATAAATATATAATCTTGCGTTTTTAGTTTAATAATGTTAAAATAAGTTAAATAAAGTTAAAGAAAGAAGATTGAATGGATTGGTTTTTTAATTTAGAAAAAGAAGAACAAGAATTTTTAAAGAGCTTTATTCTTGCTTCGGGTTCACTTAAACAATTGGCAAAAGAGTATGAAGTAAGTTATCCCACTGTTAGAATTAGAGTAGATAAAATTATTGAAAAGATAAAACTATCAGACAATAACAAGGATACTTTCGAAATTAATATAATGCAGATGGTAATTGATGAAAAAATTTCTTTAGACTCTGCTAAGGAAATAATCAGAAAACATAAGGAGAGTATCGATGGATAATTTAATAGGAATTTTAATAGTAATAGCAATAATTGCTTTTCAAACATTTTGTGGTTATATCGGAAATAGATATTTGGGCATGATACTCCCGCTGATATTTATAGGTTTTGTAATCTTTTTCTTCTTAAAAGGGACTCTAGGATTTAATTTCAAGGATGTTGTCATGCCTTTCTTTGGGCCTCTAATTCTTGCTTTGACTTATGATGGTGGTAAAAGATCTAGAAAAGATAAGATAAAAAAAGAGCTAGAGAAGATGAAAGCAAAAGATATTTCGAATAAAGAGCAGTAGAAGTTATTAAACCCCGCTTCGGCGGGTGTTTTTTGTTACTTGAATTATTATATAAGTTATGTTAAAATACATAAGTTTACATTTAGGATAATAGATGATAAAATAATAAAAGAAAGTGGAAGGAGGTATATTTTATGGATAAATTTGAAATTCAGGAACCAATGAATGTTGCAAATTATATTATAGAACGTGCCAAAGAGAGAAAGAAACCAATTTCTAACCTGCACTTACAAAAGGTATTATATTTTCTTCAAGCTGCTTTTTTAGTAGAATATGGAGAACCGATTATAAATGGAGAGTTTTCAAGATGGAGTTATGGTCCAGTTCTTAAAAAAGTATATGAATCTTATAAAGACAATGGATCTTCTAGCATAGAAGATCTAGCTCCAAATATTTCTATCGACCATAATGGATGGAATATACTTCCTCCTCAAAATATAAAAAAAGAAGAATTTGATGAGGACAGTATGTCCTTGCTGAATAACACAATTGATACTTTGCTTAATGAAAGTCCATGGAAGCTGGTTGAACGTACTCATAATCAATCATTATGGTCTGAATATGAGGCGGATATTAGAGAACATCAAGCTAAAGACTATACAAATAGTGAAATTTTAAATTATTTTAAAAGTAATAAAGGGGAGCAGATTTGGAAGTAGTAAATAATTCGGAAGTGACAAAAGAATTACTAAAAACTCTACTTGAAAAACCTGATGATCAAAGTACTTTTGAAATAACATCTTTAATGCTCAGTTACACTCCCGGGGCATTTAAAAATTATGAAGTAATTTCAGACTATGTTTATCATCTATCTGATGATACTTTTGATAGACTCAAAACATATTTTTATGAAACAAAAAACTTTGATGTTCCTTCATTCCAAAATTTGAGGGGAAAAATAGACGAAGGTTTAAGTGATGATAAGGTATATGTTTTAGATAAATTTGAAAGACATGTAAAATTAGCTTGTAGTCAACGCGAATTTATACTTGCGAATGTACGCACTGCTAACAATATTGTTGATGATATTGCTTTGAAATCAGATAAGACTTATAAAGAATTGTCAGATACAAAAACAAAAATTTACTCAGAATTTATTGCTATTTTGGGTATATTTACTGCTATATCTTTTGCTTTGATGGGATCTATACAAACTTTTGGGACTGTTTTTAGCAAAGTAGACAATCCTTCCAGTGCTCTATGGGGTTTGCTCTAATTGCTGGTGCTGTCTATTTAATTATCATGATAGTACTGATAATAGTGTTGTTTGTTGGAATGCAAAAGGTATTGAAAGAGCGAACAGAACCTTTCCCATGGTGGGCTGTTAACGTTGCTGTATTTTCCGTTTTATTCCTGGTTATCATTGGGATTATTTTAATTAGAAACTAATAACCTCGCCCTCCGGGGCGTTTTTATTTGTTATCGTTAAGAAGTTTGCTATAATTAAATTTCTAACACTGACACCCCTTAATTGGGGGTCTTTTTTATTTACGAAATAATGAGATTGTGTTATACTAAGGTTGACTTTCTAGAGTTATCGCCCCTTATTTGGAGCGTTTTTCTTTACACATATTCAAGATTTATTTATAATATCTTTTATAGCTTATGTATTTTCATAATCTAACAACCTCCCGCGTTCCTTTAATTAGGAACGTTTTTCTTTACATCCAAGAATATAAGTCATATAATATAATCTCCCCTTTGAAAATATAATTTTTTCATAATAGCTTTCACACTACTCTATAGAAGAGTAGTGTTTTATTTCACAAGTTGTTTCTGTTTACTCTATATTATACAAGGAGTATATTAATAGTACATTCAAATTATAAACGAGTGACCACCTTGCTGCCATGCAGGGTGTTTTTGTTTACAAAATTCTGAATAAAGGTTATACTATATGTAGTTTTGCAACTATAACACCGTTTTTGACTAAGTTACGGTGTTTTTTATTTGAAACCGAATACAAAAAGTAGTAGAATGAACTAGGATAAGCAATGACAATTGTTTCCTTGTAAGAGATACGCTCATTATGAGCGTTTTTATTTACAAGAAAAATAAAAAATTATATAATAAATAAATCCAATTAAAACTTTTCTATAGTACCTTCTTAGCGTCTCTCTCCAATAGGGCGCTTTTTATTTTTGCTTTATTTAAGTAAGTAGAATTATAATGTTGTTATTCCAAAAATAAGTTTTTTCATAAAGTTTACTCCGAAGCGTCCCTCTCCTAACTGGGGCGCTTTTTTGTGCTATAATAGATGCGAGCGGTTTAGAACTCCTGCTCACCTCGTATAGCCATTCTTCGGAGTGGCTTTTTATTGACAAAATTAATGATAACGCTATACTAAATTAGTCTATAATTATTATTTATATGTTTTGCTCTACGAAACATCTACTAGATAATTCAAAACTCCTCGCTTTTGAGGGGTTTTTCACTGTTGAAAGCGGATACTAATGATGATATAATGGAATAGGACAAGCGAGGAGTTCTCTCCTTATTATATGATGGCTACTCTTTGGAGTAGCTTTTTGATTACAAAAAAACCACTAGCCCAGCGCTAGCGGAATGTAAACGTATTCCAAGAAATGGATAAGCCAAATCTTTTACCTACAAAAGTAATATTATCAGAAAAATTAATCATAGTCAAGTTTTTTTGTATGCGTTTACTTCTAAATGTATTAAGTACATAATATGCTATAATATAAACATCTCCGTTTGGTGTTAGGCGGAGATTCGGTTCTTTAGCTCAGTTGGTCAGAGCTAACGGCTCATAACCGTTCGGTCGCTGGTTCGAGTCCAGCAAGAACCATGGAGTATATTTTAAATTAACCCTGACTTCGGTCAGGGCTTTTTTTATATTGACTTATGTGATAAAAAGGGGTAGACTTTTATAAAAGTAAGGTATTAATATTATGAAAATCCGCATTGCAAATCTATCAGACTCTAAATCTATCCAAAAGTTAAATTGTATTGAGTTGCATTATGATTATCCATTGGAAGATACAACAAAAAAGTTGGAATTAATTCTTTCTCTAGATTGGCAAATTATTTATGTTGCAGAAATTGATGGTCAGGTTGCTGGTTATGTTCAAGCTCACAAATACATCGGAACGTTCGGGGATTTATTTGTTAACATTATGGGGCTCGCAGTTTCTAAAGATTTTCAAGGAAATGGAGTGGGTAAAGCTCTAATGTTTGCGGCAGAGAATTGGGCACAAGAAATCGGTGCTGAGGGTGTGAGATTAAATTCAGGATCCGAAAGAACTGAGGCTCACAAATTTTATGAAAAAATTGGTTATGATAAAGCTAAGACGCAAGCAAAATTTCAAAAAATATTTTAATGTTATCTTAAGTCCTGACTTCGGTCAGGCTTTTTTTGTTTAATATTTTTTGATAAACTAATTGTAAAAGGTTGGGAGTAGACTTATGGAAAAATTGAGCAATAAAATAACATTTAAAAAGTCATTAAAAGATTCGAGTTTAGCTGCGGCTACTCTGCTTGTGTTAAGAATGATTCATAAATTACTGTTTAATTATGCTGAAACGAAGAATTATTTTCATCAATTATTTTCCGCTGATAATTTAGTATTAGCATTATTTGTTTCAATATCTACAGTGATATTTATTTGGATAATAATGTCTTTTATATTTGGGATAGTTTACTATACTTATCGCAAAATCAAAGAAAAAGTTCTCAAAGAATAAATTAACCCCAACTCTTTGAGGACTACTACAAAATTTTAAGGGAAATGCTTATAAATTACATTAAAATTTAAATATAATTCTTTTTGGGAAGGTAAATAGCAATGAAAAAAATATTCTTTGGTTTAGTTGCAGTGTTAGTAATGATTATTGGGGCTGGTTGTGGTTGGTATAAAGTGAATTATGGGACTACTCCATATTATGTTCAACTTACCCAAGATGGTAAGAGCGAGAAAATAACCTACAATGACGGAACTTCTGGTACTCTCTATCGTTATAATTTAACAGGTTACGACAAAAGTGGAAAAAGCCAACAGGTAAAATTGATAGAATCCCGAATCCTCAAGCATGATGCATATCTAAAAGCAGCATACAGTAAGAAGGAAAATGTGATCAGCTGGGAGGAAGTAAAAAAATCAGAAGTACCAGTAGCAGCTTTGGAAGAATTGAATAGTAGAAAGTAAATTAACCCTGACTTCGGTCAGGGCTTTTTTTATTTTTCAGAATATGATATACTTTTTAATAAAAATAAAAGTGGTGGTAGTAAGATGAAATTTGAAGGAACTTGGCTTGTTGTTATTATACTAAGTATTGAGGTTTTAGCTTTCGGCGAATTTGAGCAGTCTAATCAAATTCTTTTGATAGGAGGAATTTCTTTTATATTATCTATACTATTTGAAGCTTCTATTTTAATTAGATACTTTATTAAAAAACAAACTAAAGTATAACCCCGCTTCGGCGGGTGTTTTTTTGTTTTAAGACTATTGACAAAAAAACGAAAATGTGATAATATGCATTGAATTATGGTACCTTATTTATAAGGAGATTTTGTGGAATTCAATAGAGAAGAGTATTTTAAGGCTGTTTTTGACGCTTTAAAGATACTGGTGAACAAAGAAATTATACTTCCTAAGCCTGGGGAACAAGAACGTTATCCGTTGGCAACAGTAGATTTATCAGAAAATTTAAATATTCTAATAAATCGTAAAGGCCATATTGATAAAAACAAACTAACTTATATTATGAATTCCAAAATCCTTGGGCAAATGATAAGACTTGATATGTAGGGAACTTCTCATATTGGGTTTGAGGATGAAGATATCCCAACCCCTCATATTCATATTTTTGATGAGGCACATAATCAAGGGAGAATTGCAGTCCCATTATCATCTGTATGTGGTACACCATTAGGGGAAGAATTGGTTGAAAGTTTGTTCTTTTTTTTGAAATACAATAATGTAAGTATGGATGAAGTTAGTAGCCCATTATTAATAGAATTAGATTAGAGAGGAGGCGGTTGTATGAAAAGCGATAAATTACTGGATGATTATCTAAAATGGTATAAAAATAATACAATTTTATCTAATATCGGAGAGGTCGCAGTTTTATCAACGCCTCATACGAATTATATCGGGGATAGAATAAATCTCTATGTAGAAAATTTAGCTGATAATAGCATTAGAATTTCAGATGACGGAGAAACCCTTAATGAATTGGAAATGGCAAGTTTAGATATAACGTCGGAAACACGCCGTGTCCTCCTAAATAACCTCTTGAAATTCAATGGAATTTCTTTGAGTAATGAAGGAGTTCTTTATCTTGAAGTTCCAAGAAGCAAATTTGCTCCAGCAAAGCATAAATTGCTTGAAGTTATTCTACAAACTTATGATTTATTGTTCACTAAACGGACAACAGTTAAGTCTTTATTTTTAGAAGAAGGTTTAACTTATCTTAAAAAGCATGATTTTGGTGGAGCAGCAATAGTAAGAAAATCAGGAGCTTCTGGTATTGATTATGGTATTGATTATATTTTAGGTGGAACATCTAAACGGAACGAAACTTTAATGAAATTTGTTAACCACTTTACTTTTGATGATTTTGCGAAGCAAGACTTTATTCAAAGGGATATTTCAAAAACCTATATTGATGATATAAATTATGTTGTTGTCGTTAACGATATAGAAAATAAAATTTCTAGTAAAGTGAAACAAGCAGCAGAGGTTAGTAATGTGAAGGTTATTGAATGGAGTGATAAAGACCATTTAATGGCTTATAAGTAGATTTATTCTTCGCCCTCCGGGGCGTTTTTCTTTTGCAAAAAAACAGGAATAATTCCTGTCTTCTAATACTGTTTTTTAACAAATTCGACCGCATCAGTAGACCCTAATGTGCCATCTTTACTTACTTGTCGAAATTTTATATGGTTCTTATCCATTGGAGTGATATGAAATTCAGTGCCTTTCTTATCAATAAGTAGAATTTCTTTACTATCTTCATCATCTATATATTCTTGTGAACATTTAGCGATAGGATGCTCTCCATCTCTAATTTCCCAGTCATTTTCGTCTTGTTTAATGATAGTGTAAGTTACATTCCAGGTCTTACTATACCAGTCGCCTTGTAGCCAATCCGAACTATCTTCTCTAGTTTGACAACTACTCAATACGATTAAACTAAAACCTAAAGCTAAAATTGTAAATAATATTTTTTTCATATTGTTCTCCAGGTATATTTTTAAAAATAATATCAAAACGTTAATGATTATGCAAGGTATTTTACTCAAAACAATATTCTTTACAAAATAAGGTGATGAGAATATAATAAGACTACGAGTGGAGCTCTTTAGTGTTTCATAAAGCACCTTTTGGCGAGGGTGTTTTTTCTTTGTTTGCATGCAAAATTTTGATATAGTTAAGTTTCTAACACTGGCTCACCTAAATTGGAGGTCTTTTTCTTTGTTAATACACTTAATTAAAACTTTTAAAGATATTGACAAGTAGATGTGAAAGCGTTATAACGCTTGTATACTGCTGCGACGCCATTTCTATTTTAGAAGTGGCGTCCTCTTATATTCAGACAAATAACAAGTGTTATTATCTGTTTTTTTTGATATACTTATATACGAGAGATCACAGTCTCTTGCTATTCATAATACTATGAGCCGTGCGCTGCGGCTTCTTTTTATTTACAAAACAATAAAAGTATGCTATATTGTAGGTGGCTTTCTAGAGTTAGCGTTCCTTTAATTAGGGGCGCTTTTCTTTACAATAATTCGGAAGTATCTTATAATGAGAAATGGCCAAAGTTCTTTCATAAAACCCCTTAGCGCCTCACTCCAATAGGGCGCTTTTTTGTTTTAGTGAAACCGACCATATCAATTTACATTAGAAGTATTATCATGTAAAATATAATTATAAGTGGAAAACACCTAATAGCTGAGATGGGTGTTTTTTGTGCTATAATAAAATCGAGCGGTTTAGAACTCCGGCTTACCTCAACTTTAAGCTGCTCTCAGAGTGGCTTTTTTTTGACAAACGGGAAAGAAAGCGCTATAATAAATTACCTTTTAAATTTTTATGAATGTTTAAGTCCATGAAACATTCATTTCATAATTTAATAAAAACTCCTCTCCATTTTAAGGAGTTTTTATTATAGGTTGACAAGAATAGGTTAGTATAGTATAATGTAATCACTTACATAAATACCGTAAAGTCCTCACAGTCCTGTCAGTGCTTTACAAGGTTGAGCTTCGGTTGGCTCATCCTTCTTATTCATATTAGTCACTCTTTGGAGTGGCTTTTTTAAATAAAAAAGCACTAGCATTAAGCCAGTGCTGAAACGTGATTAGAGCAAGGTATGAATAATATAGTACAAAACTAGATTAACTTGCACTAACTATTATAATATTAACAATTTTATACACAATTGTCAATACAAAATATGCTATAATATAAGTGTCTCCGTTTAGTGTCTAGGCGGAGATTTGGTTCTTTAGCCCAAAGGTGGGGTACTGCTCTTTAAAGGCAGAGGGTGCTGGTTCGAGTCCAGCAAGAACCATAAATGAAAATAACAGACCTCAAAACAGACCCGAAACCTGTAATGGTTGATTTTACAATATATATAAAACTCCCCTCACCTCCATTGAATGGATTTTATAGAATCCAATAGTATTAGAAATCGCTCAATAGAGCGTTTTTTCTTTTTCTTAATCCGATATAATCGGATAAAAAGCAGACCCATACCCAAAAAAGTATAGAAAAACTAGCTTTTTTTAGCTCGTTAAAAGTCGATGTATGCAGAGAATTTATCTCCGATATTATTTTTAGTGAATTCTGTGATATGCGTATAAACATTAATAGTAGTTTTTTAATCAGAATATCCTAATCTATATTAAACTTGTTTAAAAGTCATACCTGAATCAAAAAGTAAGCTAGCATGAATGTGTCTAAATGCATCAATTCTGATAGCTTCAATGTCTTTTTCTTTGAATATCTTAAACCGAAATTTGATGAATTAAAACAAATGGAAAAGATTACTTTAAAAGCAACGAGTATAGTTTTTATCGTGATATTAGTTTGGCTCTTATGAGCTTAGTGCTTTTTATAGCAAATAAAATCTATTGGTAAACTAATACTTGGCCTCTGGACATTTTCCTTTTGTAAACAATTTATTTCAGAAATGAGCTTAAAAAGGGTATAATAATTATAGTACAAAAATCTTTTTATAGATTCATTCTTAAGTACCTCTAGCCCAGGTACTTTTTTTTATTATTCATTTAATAAAAAAAATCTATAAAGAATTTATTCCAAAAGAAATTCTTTCATAAATGCTTCCAAGCACCACCTGTGGTGCTTTTTATGTACGGTTTTTGAGTTATTGTATTGGTTTGGTTACGAAATTGGTTTGTTTTTGTAATGTTTAGTTTAAAGTGATATACTCTAATTGTTGAATTATTAAAAGACTCATAATATATTTGAGGATTCTTGTTTAATATATATATAAATGTGGTGTCTAGGAGAATATTTAGGAGGATATTATGAAAAAAGTAGGTTTATTTACTTTAGCAGCGATGGCATTGATAACAGGAGGGGGTATTAATGCACACCAAGTTTCCGCTGATACAGAGCCACTTCACGAAAGATTATATAGAGTTTATAATCCAAATTCAGGTGAACATTTACTTACACCTGCTGGTTGGGAGGTTCTAACTTTAGAAAAAGCGGGATGGAAATCTGAAGGAGTCGCATTTTATATCCCATTAACTGAACCTCCATACTCAGGATATCCAGTTGTGCAACGTTTATATAACCCGAATGCAGGTGACCACCATTATACAACAAGTGATTTTGAAGCTGCTAGCCTTGTTTCTATTGGGTGGAATAATGATGGAACAGCATTTAGATTCCCAGTTGCTAAAGCGAATACTGGAGTCCCTGTTTATCGTCTTTATAATCCAAATGCAAAAGTAGGTTCGCATCACTTTACAATGAGCTCTTATGAAAAAGATTCTTTGATAAAAGCCGGCTGGAAAAATGAAGGAATAGCATTTAACGCTTATACTAAATAAAAAAAATTATTAAAAATAACCCTGACTTCGGTCAGGGTTTTATTTTATTTTTTTAATAACAATGTGGCGACAGCAATAACTAATATACAAATGATGGTGCAAGATAAGTCATCTAGCGATTTATTAGATATCATCGTGTAAACAAAAAGTATGAGAATAATTGGGCTTATACTTGCTATAATCAAATATAGCTGCTGTACTTCACCAATATTTCTGTGCAGTTTATTCCGTGTTACCTATGAAATACACTAATTCATATTAAAACAACAATAAATAAGTAAAAATGAACAGATAAAATTCTGCCTACAAAGTTTGATTTAATCTAAATAAAATTAAAATTCTAAATATAATGTCAGTCATCTGCTGCCATTTTTATTTTTATTTTTATAATCGACCATTTTACTTGAAAATATCTATACAACTTCATATAATTGAATTATCTATGCACCAATTTCTGTCTTATAAAGTAATTTATTCTATAAGTTTTTTATTCTATAAGATATTTCAGTGTGTAGCAAGACGTTTAAATTAATTAGACGTCTTTTTATTATTCATTAAGAAAAGAAGCGTGTAATGAATTTATTCCAGTCTCCTATCACTTTCGCCGCTTTTTTATAAAAAAACCGCTAGAATATTAAAAACTAGTGGAATTGATGTGTACCAGATCTTTTAAGTTAAAAATAAATCATGATTTCTATATTTTAGAATGGTACATTATATTTCTATCAATTCTAGCTTAAACGAATAATAAGTTTTATAAAATTAGTATGATATGATACATCTTCTTAGGCACTGTTTCTAATTTATTGATTAAGATTTTTTAAGCATTGTAATTACAAAATAATTGGAATTATAAGAAGGATAGGGAAATTCAAATACTAGTCATCAAAATATAAATTTAGTTCACAATATATTGATGAAAAATAAAAAACCTCTACTAGACAACAAAATAGTAGAAGAAATTATTTCAAAATTGGCCGGATTCTGATTATAAAAAGATAATGTGTAAATAGCAAATATAGTCAATAAAATAGTTTTCTTTGGCCATGATTATTATAACACTAGATAAAATATCTTGTCGTTAACAAAAGCTAACAAAAAACCTCAAACTTACTAAGAATGAGAGGCCAGTAAATGAGTAACAATAAAACTAACTCGACTAGCTTTATTAAACTAAAAAATATTTTAGCACTAATATTATTACCTATTATTAACTAATAATAGCATTTCTTATGAACATAGTTCGACATTAGGGTTCCACATTGAACGAATGATAAACTAAAAACAAGAAATTTTCTCGATTAGTACAAACTGATTCATGGGAAAAGCTGATATGATAGAAGAGGAGCCTAAGAATTTGACAGTAAAAAATTTGCAGAGTATTAGATAAATATATTAAAAACTCCTCATTACAATAAGGAGTTTTATTTTTTTGAATTAAATATATCTTTAATCACAAAATTTAGAAGTAGCTATTTTATGCTGGAAGATTATTTACTGCATACTGAGCTTCTTCAGCTGGAAATTTTTCGCCAGCTTCGGAATATTAGCTAAAGGTTTACTGATTGAAAATAGGAAATCAAAAGATTTTTATGTACAGATAAAATTTTTTTGTATTGTATTGGTTACTTAATTAGTTTATTTTTGTAACGATAAAGAAAAAATGATATACTTTATTAATCAATGGAGGATTACCCAAGTCTGGCTGAAGGGAACGGTCTTGAAAACCGTCAGGCGTGTAAGAGCGTGCGTGGGTTCGAATCCCACATCCTCCTTAGACAGCCAATATATTGGTTGTCTTATCCATCATCTTCCTATATGAAGATTTCTTTAGATGGCCCGCCAATGGTGGGTTTTTCATGTTATTATTGACCCTCGCCTTCTCATCGTTGAAAGGTGGAATAGTCAACTGTCAACTAAGAGAAAAAATATAATTTATTATATAATATGTTAATAAAAATAATTGGAGTATTATTATGAAAAAAGTATATTTTCTTTGTACAGGTAACTCTTGTCGTTCTCAAATTGCTGAAGGTTATGGGCATAAAATTTTGGAAGGGTGGGAGGTTCGGTCCGCAGGGATAGAAACGCATGGTTTAAATCCCCGTGCAGTTAAAGTAATGGCAGAAGAGGGAATAGATATTTCTTCTCAGAAATCTGAGCTAATTGATTTAGATTATTTTAATGAATGTGATTTGATAATTACTTTATGTGGAGATGCTCTTGATAAATGTCCGATGATTCCTAAAGGAGTTAATCACGAACACTGGGACTTACAAGACCCTGCTCGTGCGACAGGGACAGAAATTTTAACAGAATTTAAAAAAACGAGAGATTTAATAAAAATCTATGTTCAAAAACTAGCTGATAATTTTATTTAAAAAATAATAGGAGAATAAATGAAAAAAAGTAGAATAGAAGCCTTCACTGATGCAATTGTTGCTATTATTTTAACCATCATGGTTTTGGAAATTAAAGTTCCAGAGGAGACTAGTGATTTTTCGGCACTGTTAGAAAAAACTCCTTATTTCATAGCATTTATCATCAGTTTTATATTTATTTGTGCTGCTTGGTATCATCACCATTATTTATTAGCAAAAACAAAATGGTTTTCGCGACGGGCTTTTTGGGCCAATAATTTGTGGCTTTTAACAATGGCACTTATTCCACTATCTACTGCTTGGGTAAGTGAATTTCCACTAGATCGAGCTCCAGAATATTTCTATTTTATTGTTTATGCTCTGTGGGCTGGAGCCTATTATTTGTTAAATTGGGTATTGTATTTAGATAACCGTCAGTTTGATGAGGCCCAAGCTCTCTCTTTTAATACGGCACACCGGAAAGTTCATCAATTTATTGATATTTTCCTATTAATAGTTGGCTTGGTAAGTATTTATTTTATTCCCGTGATGGGCTTAATTGTTGCCTCCTTACAAGTTGTAACATGGATAATTTATTCACCTTTGGGTTCAGATAAAATAGAAATTGATGAGTAGGAATTTTTTAGATCAGACGAAATGTGTTCGTCTGCTATATTCCTACTTTGGGTTGATAATAATGATTAGATTAATTGGAGAATGAAAGAGTATGAAGTACAAAATTGGTGAATTAGTAAGACTACCAGAAACAAAATATGCGGGAGTTGTAGGAACAGTAATCGCTGAAAATAAAGTGGGTATCTTAGTGAGATTTAATGGGATACAAGAGTTGTATTTTAAAGAAGAAGAACTTAAAGCATATAAAAAATAAATAAGTTTTAACTGATTTCGGTCAGTTTTTTATTTTCATTTATTATATAATGTTTATCGCTTTCATTTTGTTAGTGATAGTATTATAATAAAATTATAAGAATAGGTGGAGGTATTATTATGGCGAAACAGTATAAAAAAATATTAGTTCCTGTCGATGGTTCTGACCAAGCTTATAATGCGGTTCGAGAAGGAGTAATGTTAGCACAATGGTCTGAAGCGGAGTTAATTGTATTGACCGTTAAAGATTTAGTGCGATATTATGGCATTGCTAACTATGGTATTGTTGAGACTCCAGGATTGGATAAGTTGGCAAATGATATTTTACTCAAAGTAGGCTCTATTATTCCAGCAGAATCTAAATTTAAAACGCAAATTTTATCGGGTTCTCCAAAACGAGAAATTGTTCAATATGCTAAGGAAAACGATATTGATTTAATTGTCATGGGGGCAACAGGAGCAGGAGCGTTTGATAGATTACTTGCAGGATCTACGACGAATTATGTTGTCAATCATGCACCTTGTGGTGTAACTATTGTTCAAGGATAAGAATCAGTTTATAATAAAAAGACCTATCATTAGTGATAGGTCTTTTTATTTTTTATATCTAATTTATACTGATATAATCTAGTTGAGGAGAAATTTATGATATCACTTATTTTAATAATTATTGTAGGAATAGAGCATTTATTGTTTGGATTTATTGAGATGTTTGGAGGAACAAAGTTACAAGCTGACGCTTTTGGTTTTGATGAATCTGAATTAAAAAATAAGACATTACAGGTTGCGCTCTCCAACCAAGGGATTTATAACCTTGGTTTTGGTTTGATGATTATAGTACTATCCATAATGAATGCAGCTACTTCCGTTTTTATTATTGCGATGCTTTTTGTCATCTTAGTTGGAATCTATGGTGCTTTGACAGTGACGAAAAAAATATTATTTGTTCAAGCTTTACCGGCACTTGTAACTTTAATAGTTCTTTTGCTATCGCTTTGAACCTAAAATTAACTTCTTTAAGGATAAAAAAACGCTGCGATTAGCGTTTTTTTATTTCAAATTTATTTAGTGGTTTAGTAAGTGACCAATAATAAATAAAATCCAGATATGAATTGGATAAAAACCATAGAAAAAATATTTTTCAAAAGCTGAAGAGCGACCACCCTTTTTGACATTGTATAGGTAAATAAAAGGAAGAACGGTAATGATTAGGAATTCTGGGTTAAGAGAAATACTTTGCCAAAGCGACATGGAACTGTCAAAAGAAAAGGCCTGTAGAAGAAATAAGATTGATAAAAGTAGTGTACCAATATAAAGAATCCAATCTTTTCCACTTTTACGTGATGCGTACATTAAATATGGAAGGATTAGAGCAACTAAACTTGCTTCTGTAAATATTGAAAGAGCCGAAACGAAAATGAGCGGAAAAATCAGCAATATTTTCTTCTTTTCTATAATAGTATCAAGGAGCCATACAGCAGCAAAACCACAGGCTAAACTCAGAAAGATATTTGGATTAAGGATAGTAAAAAAATTTATGGAGACATTCATGAGATAATGTATGACTAAATTTCCGAGAGCCATGACTGCTCCAGCAACTAGAAGGCGTGTTAGATATTTTTTTCGACTTCGGGTATAAAAGAACCCTTCAATCATTAGAAAAAAGAAGAGAGGAGAGACGAATCGGGATGCCATATCTAAGATAGAAAAATCGGGTATCCCAGGAAGTCCTAGAAGAACTTCTAGGTAAATATGGTCAAGTAGCATGAAGATGATTGCTATTATTTTAAGTTGATAGCCAGATAAACCAAAACGTTGTTTCAAAAAAGTCCCTCACAAAAATATATTTTACTTATCTATTTTAATATGGAAAATAGAAGGTATAACTTACGTTTATGTAAGGTCAGTTTTGAGGAAATACTCACTCATATTTCAGAAATAAATTGTTTGGAGTCAAGAAATCTATAAATCGCAAAACGGTAATAAAAAAAGCGTTGTTTAGACGCTTAATCAAAATTGCTATGTCTTCCCCAATTTATTGCCATTAAAATAGTCACTATTGGCAGAGCGTACAACCAAACAAGTGATATCAGAGCTCCAGGTAGTAAAAAGACTAGAAAGATTTTAATTCTTTCCAGATTTCTCTTTCGAAGAGTAGCACTCCCATTGTATTGTTTATAAATTATTTGACTGAAAACAATCAAACTAATCCAAGGAATTAAATAGGTTGAAACATAGGCTAAACTTGCAGTCAAAGAGTTTGGATGTTCTGCGTGTGCAACAGTTGAAAAGGGGAAGAGACAAACAATAAGTAGAATCCAATGATTAGACCAGAGAATTAACTCATCAACTTTATTTGATTTGATAAATGTCATTACATGGTGCAGTGAGTTCCAAATGGAAGCAAGAGCAACAAAAGTAGTGATATAAATAAGGAGCATAAGTAATACATTTGGTGAAAAAAGATTTCCGTCTTTTGGAACTTTAAATTCTAAAACTGTTAGGGTCATTACTACGGCAAATATTCCGTCAGTAAGCGCCTCTATTCTGCTTTTATTCATACTTATAATTATAGCAAAAAAAGCTAATAAACTCTGTTATAGAAAGAGCTTATTAGCTTTTTATTAATATCTTATATAGGTGTTGTTAGTTGAATCACGAGTGGCTAGATAGAAAGTACCATCTGGCAAAACTTGATAAAGTTCCACTGTTCCACTTCCACCATTTGCAAGTATTTTATTGGAAATTACACTAATTATGCAACTCCATCTTTATCAGGAAGGAAACTATAGTTTTCTGCCTCTGCACCAAAGAAAGCTATAAAATAGGTGAGTACAGATGATTCTGTAAAGTTATTTGAATCTAATTTGGCTATAAACGAGAAGTTAGAGCTTGTGCTATTAGTGTCAATTATACGAATGTCATTAATTTTATTTGCTTCATCATTAAAATTAAAGATAATTTTTCCTTGATTGAATTCATAAGTTTGACTAAATGGAGCAGGTTCTGTTTTAGATTATGAAAATAATACAAAGAAATATATCTAAATAATAGATTTTTAGATGTATTTAAGCTAGAATGATTTTGGGAGGAGTATCAGATGAAAAAGTTAACAAAAAGGCAATTTGCTGCTATTGGAGCGGTGGCAGTTTTAATTATTGGTGGAGTAAGCTTTGCATTAGTAAAACATAATGAAACTGATGGAGTAAAGACAAATGCTTCTAGTTTAAAAAGTAGTTCAAAAAAGGAAATGACTTCAAAAACTAGTGAAATAAATGAAAGCCAGAAAAGTTCAAGCAGCCAAACATCAAGTAGCAGTCAAGAAGAAACAACTCAAAGTCAGTTGAGTGTGGATACAAAAAATTTAACTGAAAATCAATTTGAGCAATGGGTAGCAATCACGCAGAGCAATCAAATGCAAGATACTCATCCCCTTCGAATTACTATTTCTAAAAGTGATGATAATTTGTATCAAGCAAAAATAGATTATACTGCGACACGAATTGATTCCGTTAACTCTTATAAAGTTAATAGTTCAGGAGTACTTGAAGCGATTGATTTTGAACATTATCCAGCAATGAAAGTTGTATCACAAAATTTTCCAGAAATTAAACAAAATCAATTAACAACGAATCAAATAAATATGTGGGTAGTAGCTGTTCAAGATGCTTTATTTGAACAAAAGGGGTTGAAACCTGGGATTGATGTGGTCTATGATTTGGAAACGGCTACTGATGGTAATATCGCAAATGTGAAGGTTTTTAAAATCGATTATACACCCTCTGCTAATGGTGGTGCAGATAATGCTAATAAAACATTAATTAACGAATTTAGAATTAATTCTGATGGTAATTTAGAAATTAAAGATGTAAATAGTGAGACTGGTTACAGAATTATATCTAAAGTTTATATGGATACTTTCATGGTTCAATAAATGACAGTTTTTAAAATGATCTAAACAATTTTTGAGCTTATCAGAAATTTGTTTAAGATCATTTTTTTATGAAAATCATTCAAAAGTTTGAGAATCATTTTGAATTTTAGGATATAATATAGAATACAGAAGGAGTATTTATGTTAAAAATTGGATCTTATATCCTATTATTTTATTTGGCTTTTAGGTTATCAAAACATTCGTTCGAATTTGAAAAAGTTAGCAGACTTGAATTAATTATTTTGCCTTTGTATTCAACGCTGATGTTTTTTATCACGATGACTTGGGGTGAAGAAAATATAATGGTGGCTATTATATTACTCTTTTTATCATTTTTGGTGGGATGGCTGCAAGCTTCAAAAGTTGAATTTAAAGATGAGGGAAAAGAGGATAAATACCAACGTCCGATTATTTTGATGAAAAAGAATTGGCCATATATAATTGGTTGGGGTATTTTGTTTTTATTAATAATTGGTGCTCATTTTTATTCAAATTCACACATGGAAGTGGAAGAAGTAGTGACGGAATTCTGGAAAGAAATAGTTAAAGAAATTTCAATATTTGCTAGATTTAATGCTAAAGATGGTTGGGAAACTTGGTTAATAACCGGGGTTTCAAGTTTAACTTTTACGGCTTTTATAAAAAGTAAAAATAAAAAATTGGAAAAAAGTTTAGCGAGAAGAAGAAAAAATAGTTCTTTTAGTGAGTAGATTATTTTTGTGATTAACAAAAGTTACCAATAAATGGTATTGAAAGCAAACTCGAAAATAGGTAGAATTATCTTATCCAATATCTCTTAGAGTTTTCAAATTTCCAAGAATTTGATTTAACAGATATAATAACCAATAGTGGCCTCTTGAAAGAGGTCATTTTTTATTTCAAAATGTGATATAATAATTGACAGAAATAGAGAGAATATAAGGATGTAATGATGGAAAATAGTTTAAATATCATTGAAAAAATGAATCCTAATCAAAAAATAAATTATGATCGTGTTTTTCAAAAAGTTCGTGAAAGTTGGGAAAGAGATTCTGTTCGTCCCAAAATTTTACTTCATTCTTGTTGTGCCCCTTGTAGTACTTATTCATTAGAATACCTTACACAATCAGCCGATGTGACGATTTATTTTGCTAATTCAAATATTCATCCGTCAACTGAATATACAAGAAGAAAAATGGTTCAAGAACAATTTGTAAAAGATTTTAATGAACGGACAGGAAATAATGTTCAATTTATTGCTGCCGAATATGAACCAAATGTCTTTTTACAAATGGTTCGTCAAAAACATTTAGAAAATGAACCTGAGGGTGGGAAACGTTGCACCTCTTGTTTTGAAATGCGATTGGATATAGTTGCTGAGAAGGCTTTAGAACTTGGTTTTGATTATTTTGGTAGTGCTTTGACTTTATCACCAAAGAAGAATAGTCAATTAATTAATGAAATTGGTCTTGATATTCAAAAGATTTATGATGTGAATTATCTTCCAAGTGATTTTAAGAAGAATAATGGCTATAAACGTTCGGTAGAGATGTGTAAAGAATACGATGTTTATCGTCAATGTTATTGTGGATGTATTTTTGCGGCTAAAGCCCAAGGGATTGATTTAAAAGAACAGAATCGAGAAGCTATTAAATTTATTAGAAATCAATCATAATCATAGATTTGTATTTAAAAAATAAGAAAATAACTTGACAAAAAAGCCCATTTTTAATAAAATGAGGGTAACTTAAATATTCCAAAGGGGAGTAGCGTCGGTAAGACCGAAACAAAGTCGTCAATTCGTGAGATTCTCACCGGCTTTGTTGACATACTTATGTATGTTTAGCAAGACCTTTGCCAGTTTTGATATCTGGCAGAGGTCTTTTTTTGTAAAACCTCTCATGATATCAGTTAGAAATAAAGGAGAATCATTATGCAGCCTTACAATCAATCCGTCAATGAAGTTTTAGAGGAAACTAAAAGTCAATTCGAAGGTTTGAGCCCAAAAGAAGTTGAAAATCGTCAAGCTAAAGATGGTTTCAATGAATTGAAAGAAAAGAAAAAAACTTCAACTTGGGAACTTTTTATTGATACTTTGAAAGACCCAATGGTTATCATCTTACTTTTAGTTGCTTTTGTCCAACTTTTCTTGGGGGAATTTGTTGAATCACTTGTTATTTTCATTGTTTTGATGATTAATTCAGTGGTTGCGGTTGTGCAAACTAAACGAGCAGAAAGTTCTTTAGATGCTTTGAGACAGATGTCGGCACCTTCAGCTAAAGTTTTACGTAATGGAGAGAAAACATCAATTCCTGCGCGTGAGCTTGTTGTTGGCGATATTGTTTCACTTGAGGCCGGTGATTTTATTCCAGCAGATGGACGTTTAATTGATGTTCAAAACCTACGTGTCGAAGAAGGAATGCTGACAGGTGAGTCTGAACCGGTTGAAAAATTTTCGGATGTCATTGAGGGAGAAGTTGCACTTGGTGACCGCAAGAATATGGTCTTCAGTTCAAGTCTTGTTGTTTATGGACGGGCAGATTTTCTTGTAACAGCAATTGCTGAGCAAACCGAGATTGGTAAAATTGCTCAAATGTTGGAAACTGCGGAAGCTAAACAAACGCCACTTCAACAAAAATTGGAAAAATTTGGTAAACAATTAGGTTGGGCAATTTTAGCGCTCTGTGCTTTAATTTTTGCTGTTCAAATTTTGAGACTCTTTACGACAAATCAAACGGCTGATATGCAAAAGGCTGTTCTTGATTCATTCATGTTTGCAGTTGCAGTTGCGGTTGCTGCAATTCCTGAAGCTCTTTCATCTGTTGTTACAATTGTTTTATCTGTTGGAACAAATAAAATGGCAAAACAGCATGCGATTATGCGTAATTTGCCAGCTGTAGAAACATTGGGTTCAACTTCGGTCATTTGTACTGACAAAACTGGAACTTTGACTCAAAACAAAATGACCGTTGTTGATTCTTTCTTGCCAACGCAAGGCAGTAAAGAACTGACAGATTTAACACAGGCAGACCAAAAATTGTTACTTAATGCAATGGTGCTTTGTAATGATTCATCATTTTCACAAGAAGGTCAAGCACTGGGTGACCCTACTGAAGTGGCTTTAATTGCTTACAGTGATAAAATCGGTTATCCATATCAAGATTTAAGAGAAAAATCACCACGTCTGGCTGAATTTCCATTTGATTCAGAACGTAAATTGATGAGTACAATTAATGATTTTGAAGGTCAGAAAACAATTTTTGTTAAAGGTGGCCCAGATGTACTCTTTAATCGCTGTAATCAAATTTTCTTGGATGGAAAAGTGCAAGAATTTACTCCTGAATTGAAAGAGAAATTTCAAGCTCAAAATGAAGCTTTCAGTCAAAAAGCGCTTCGTGTATTAGCTTATGCTTACAAACCTGTCAGTGATGATAAGACTGAACTCACACTTACTGACGAAAATGATTTGATTCTGATTGGTCTGTCAGCAATGATTGACCCACCGCGTGAGGCTGTTTATGATTCTATTGCTGAAGCAAAAAAAGCCGGCATTAAAACGATTATGATTACGGGTGACCACAAAACGACAGCACAAGCCATTGCCAAAGATATTGGTTTGATGAACGAAGGAGATATGGCGCTCACTGGTCAAGAACTTGATGCGCTGACTGAGGATGAACTTCGTGAAAACTTAGAAAAGATTTCGGTTTATGCTCGTGTGTCTCCTGAAAATAAAATTCGGATTGTTCGTGCTTGGCAAAATGAGCATCAAGTAACCGCGATGACTGGTGATGGTGTAAATGATGCTCCAGCCCTGAAACAAGCTAATATTGGGATTGCAATGGGTTCAGGAACAGATGTAGCAAAAGATGCGTCAAGTATGATTTTGACTGATGATAATTTCGTATCAATTGTTTCTGCTGTATCAATTGGTCGTGTGGTTTATGATAATATCAAAAAATCAATTAGTTACCTTTTCTCTGGAAACTTAGGAGCGATTATTGCGATTGTCTTCGCTTTGGTCGTGGGCTGGGTCAATCCGTTTACTGCTTTGCAACTTTTATTTATTAACTTGGTCAATGACTCTGTCCCAGCAATTGCCTTAGGGATGGAAAAAGCAGAACCAGATGTTATGGAAAAAGCTCCTCGTCAGTTAAATGAAGGAATCTTTGCCAATGGTTTAATGCGGGTTATTTTGATTCGTGGTTCATTGATTGGGATTGCGGCGATTATTTCGCAATATGTTGGACAAAAAACTTCACCTGAAATGGGTGTGGCTATGGCCTTTACAACTTTGATTTTGGCACGTACTTTGCAAACTTTTGCGGCACGTTCAAATTCACAAAATATTTTAAAACTTGGTTTTACAACGAATAAATACGTTTTGATGGCTGTGACTTTCTGTCTTGCTTTATACAGCTTGACTACTCTTCCATTCCTCAGAGAAATTTTCTCAATTCCAGCTGCTTTTGGCTGGTCTCAATGGATTGTAGCAGCGGGGCTTGCCGTAATTGCTGTAATCTGTATGGAAATTCTCAAGTCAATTAAAGGCGTTTTTGAAAAACGTTAAAATTTTAGAAAAAAATCACTGACAAAAAATCTGTCAGTGATTTTTAAATGCTTGAACTTTTATCATATTGATTTAAATGATAAGTTTCAATCATATTGATAAGTTTGTCAGCATAAGTAGGGTCTGTTGCATAGCCAGAGTTTTGAACGGCTTTAGCAGCAGTTTTATAATCAGTCGCACTAAGAACCGAAGCATATTGTTTAGAATTCCAAGTTGTTCCGTAAAGGAAGAGCTGGGTGTGTGCTGAAACTGAGTCAGCAAAGTTAGGATAAACACGGAAAACACCTTGGACAGTGACCCACTGACCATTTTCATATTCTTGCGTAGCAAGCGAAACCTTTGGCACATCACCAGATGCTTTGACACCAAAAAGGTTATGATATTTGCTTGCAAGTTCGCTTTTGCCAAAATTAGACTCAAGACAGGCCTGAGCAATGGTGATAGAAGCTAATACTTGACTTTCTTTTTGTGATTTTTGAGCAAGTGGAGCAATTTCTTTGATGAATTTGTGTTCATTAATTTCTTGAAGCTGTGCTTCAGACGGCTTTTGTGCTTGATTATTAAAAATTTTATTATAGACTAAGATTCCTAAAATAACTAGGAAAATAAAGATGAGCTGTTTTAACAAGGATTGACGTCGATTTGGTTTTCTTCGTCGAGTTTTATATTTCAT